ACTCCCCAAATTAACCGACATCGAGCATAAAGATGCGGCCAAAATTGCTAAAACATCCCGCGAAAGCATTACTCAGCACATTGGCGGAAAACGGAAAAATCCCGAGATTCAGGCTAATATAGCCAAAGTTTATAACGTGCCGGTTGAGGAACTGTTTCATGGCCCTGAAAAAACTCACGCCAATTGAGAAGGCCGTACATACCATTGATGGCGCCATCAATGACTTGAAGCTCCAGCGCCAGGAATTGCTGGCCCTTCTTCCCTCTAAAACTCCGTCCAAAATCAAGGGATATATCATTGATCCCCGGACCGGCAAAAAGCGCTGGTGGCATAAAAGATCGGAACTTGAATATAAAAAAAAGAAAAGAGGGCTTAAAGCCGTAAAGGGATAATTGGTTAGCTTGTATAAAAACAGAGAGTTAAAGGAGGTAAATCATGACCTTTGAAGAATGGTTCAAGAAAAAATATCCGGGAATAGAATTATATCCCTGGCAGGAAAGGGCCATACGGGAATTTTTGTTTGCAGCGTACCCGGATCGGCAAACGCCAAGCGGGAAATCGTTTTGCCTGAAGGTTTTGAGTGAATTCATGTGTGAACATGGGAACGAATACGAGTTGTAAAATTTATGCCCGGTCCAGGTTTGAGGCCTGCCGCAAATGTAGAAAATTTCAATGAGTGTACCAGCGCGCGGGTATCAGGGTTAATCAGAATCAGATTTCACGCGTTCAAGTCGTGTGGCCGGGCGCCATTTTCCTGCGGGTGATTCGGATGGTGGCTGAACGGATATTGCCTTAAAAAAAGCCAGGGTATCATCCGCGGGGTTAACCAGGGAGGACCAAATGCCGTCTGTAAAAATTGGACAGATTAAGAGTTGGATCCTGGGTTCTATGTATGCTGCTGGAATTCTCATCGCCGGATCTGACGGCGATTGGTTCCCCTGGTTTAATTATGCCGGCCTTTTTATCGTCGGCATTTTTATGTTGGTGGTCACAAGGATTTCTTCAAAAAAAAGGAGTAGCACCATGAAACAAGTAGTTAGCATACCCGACATGGCGCAAGGGGTAATTAACGAAATGAAAGAGATAATAGCGGATTTGAATAGATGCTTTGAGAAACCGCCGAAGGATGAAACCGGGGTTGATGAATGTAAAAAAGGAGAAATTGAAAAATGAGAAAAGCGTTTTTGATTTTCGGGATTTTATTGGGAATGTGTTTCGCGGCGCCATCGGCCCAGGCGATCACCTGGCATATTGCCAATCAGGCGACGGTGGGATGGACGGCGCCGACGAAATACACGAGCGGATCAGACATCCCGGCCGGTGTGACATTGGAATATGAAGTGTTTACTGCAATGCAGCCGGACAAATCGGATCAAGTATCCGCCGGAAGGGCGGCTGAACTCAGCAAGCTAATTACATTGGACGTTGAAGGCCGTCACTATTGCGGCATACAGGCGATCCGTGTCGTAAACGGCGAAGACGTGGCGTGTTCTGCGATCGCGTGGAGCGATGATCCGGCTGCATGTAAAAATAGCGAAACCTTCGGGATCCAGTTTTATTTGGTTCCGGATGTGCCGTGCAATCTTTATAAAAAATAAAGGAAAATGGCGATGACTGTTATTGGTATTTATTGGGATGATTTTTCAAAATCATTTATTCCGATATGGATCGATGGCCACACGGAGATCGATGATTTGGAAGAAAAAAATAGAGAATCAGTTTTCGCGCCCGGTCCCGAGGCGCTAATATCGGACCCACCTTTCCGACCCGGCAACTCCGGACGGGTAAAGTAGCGGCTATTTTGGGCAGGGAATAGCTTGCGAACCGGAGCACGCATGGAATTTTATGGGAATGGAAAAGAGGATAGAGAAAATAGGAATGATTGAACGTATCTGGAAGATAAGGAATAGGCAAAGTAAATTGCAAAAAGAACTTAACGAGGCTGCGAGGGCGGCTTTTCCTATTGGAGGCACTGTTGATTTTTTTAAAGGAAACTCACGGATAACGGCAAAAATCCTTAAATTTCACGGGCCGTATTCTTGCGACCCACGGTTCTATATCCGAAGTCACACCGGAAAAGAATACTGGATCGATCTTTACTGGATCATGAATCGAGCAGGGTGAGAATGAAAGAAAAACCTAAAATTGTTGTTATATGCGGATCGTCTCGTTTCGTGGAAATCATGGCGGTATGCGCCTGGCTATTGGAACGGGATGAAGGCGCGATAATATTGTCGCTGCATCTTCTTCCATCCTGGTATAGCGCCGAGCGGATCCCGGACCATCTGGCGGAACATGAAGGCTGCGCGGATCATATGAACGATCTTCATTTAAGAAAGATCGATATCGGCCATGAAATTTTAGTTGTTAATTATGGCGATTATGTCGGTGAAGACACAGCACGTGAAGTTGGGTATGCGATGGACAATGGCAAAAAGATTCGATGGTTCACACACGATCCGATCGGTGTTGCCGTCAATAAAATTATTCAGGAAGCTATAAAAAGGGCCAACAAAAAGCGCCATGAACGGGCGTTTCTTTTGATGCCGCGGCCGGTTGGTTTGTATCATCGGCGTTTTTAAAAATTTCTAACTGGAAAAAGGGATAAAAATGCAAGCGATTGAACACGACGGAACCCAGAGAATGATCGAAGTTTTTGAAGCCAGAAGACTTGAAGCGCTTTTAGACGAACCGGAAGTAAAAGAGGTAAGGGTTTTTCGGCTGGAAAAAGGGATGTTAATCAATATCGAAGGCGCTGCGTATAAAGTCATTGCCGCCAGGCCGAACGGAAAAATAACCCTGAAACCTCTTTAGGGTGCCGGAATGAAAACCTGGTGCATTATAGATCTAAGTAATCTACATGATGGGTTCGGCAATATTCCGGATCCTTATAGTAGTGATACGGCCAAGCTTGACTTAGAGCATGGTCCGACAATTTTTTATTACAGGAAACCGCCGGCGGAAAAAGAAATATTTCGGCTGCAAGAAAAATTCCCGGCCAGTGAATTCCACCTGTTTGAATCAGTCGGCAAGGTTGTTAAAAGCCAGGTGAATCCAGCGGCGGCACATATTGAGGAACCGGAAGAATTCTAATATCAAAGCAAAATGGAAACGGAAAAGACATGTATCGAGATCTCGGAAGTAATTGAGATCACCGATAGCCAGGTCGCTGTTATCGTCAAAAAGACCGGGAAAGTTCTTGTATTGCCGATTAATCAATCTGAAAAATTTCATAATCGGATATTCATTCCGGCCTGGTTGGCCAGGAAGAAGGGGATACAGGATAAAATACAATGAAGTCAGCTGACAGAAGGCGGAATCAAAGGCGCGGCATTTTTTACATGATTTTTGAAAACCCGGCCAGAGAAAGAAGATTCGGCAATGACCGGCGGAACGGATTTATTGACCGAAGAAGCCGGGCCGGTTTAAGGGCGTGGATAAAATTGAGTCATAAGGCAAGGAATGGAAAAAATCATAGAAATTATTCCAGACAATCTTCCTGAATGGGCAGTTGAAGCAATGAAAAATGGGCAATTGTTCAAAACAATGCTTGAAAGGATTAGGGAGTTGGAAAGTAAAATGTGCGATTGTGAAGATGATCGATTACCTTGCGGTTGCCCTACAAATGGAGGGTGTATCTGCATAAGATACTAAGGAAGGAGAACGGTGATGCCACACATTTTAATATTTTTATCCGGTTGTTTTGTGGGATTCATGGCCGGGATCCTGGTGGCGTCGTTGTGTCATATGGCGAAATCCGGGGACCCGGATACCGACGACCGGTTCCATTTTGAATGGAAGTGCCGGCGCTGCGGATGCACGGAGTTTGACCCATGCTTTACGGTTGATGGTGCGTGTTCCTGGGTGGAAGAAAATCTGTGCTCGGCATGTGTCACAATCGAGGATTTTGAAAGATGGAAACAAGCCCCTTCGAAATGTGGTGATAGAATCTGAAGATAGGAGAGAAATTTGAAATTTGAGGATATCTATAACACCTTTTTTAAGCCCGGAGAAGTTACCGAGATCCGGGCTTTTGGTTTAAGCAAAAGCAATAAAGCCTGGGAAGGTTGGGCCGGCGGATCCGGAATAGTTTACGGATATTTCGATAACCCGGAATTTTTTGCAAGGGCCGCGGCCGGTCTGGATAATGCAAAAGCAATCGGCATATATTTTACGTTGAACCCGACGATCCCGGACCTACTGGCCAGGGCGGCGAATCGTTTAAAAGCCGCCGGTGCAAAAACAGTCGCGACAGCTGATAAAGATATTTTGTGCATCCGGTGGTTGCCGATCGATCTGGATCCGGTCCGGCCGTCGGGGATCTCATCGACGGACCAGGAATTAAAATATTCCATCGATACAAGAAAAAAGATCTATGAATATGTTAAGACCAAATTCAAAGGCCATCCGCCGATTCTGGCAGTCTCCGGAAACGGCGCCCACCTTCTTTACCAGCTGAAAGATCTTCCCAACACCGAAGAAACAACACATAAAATCCGCAATGCTTTAGCAGCAATCGCCCAAGAATTTACAGATAAAAAAGTCCTGGTGGACCAGAGTGTATTTAATCCTGCGAGGATTTGGAAACTGTACGGGACCACCGGGCGAAAAGGCGATCACATCGAGGAACGGCCACACCGAAAAAGTTACATCGAGCAAGGTCGAGATGGCGAAAATAAGCGTTAAGGCGAATTCGCTCAAATGGTTAGAGGCCCTTGCCGCTGCAGCCCCTCCTGAAGAAGAAAAAGGCGCAACCCGAAGTATTCCCAAAGGTAAGAAAGTCGATTCTGGCGCACCTCAGAAGGCCGATTTGGGGCCTGTTGACGTTGAAAAGTACTTATCGCATTATGGCGTTGAATTTCAGCGAAAAGACAAGGGAAATAAAACCCTGTATGTGCTGAATCAATGCCTCTTTGACCCCAATCACGGCAAGAAAGACTCGGCAATTACCCAGGATACCCGCGGCCTGTTAACCTATTGGTGCTTCCATGATACGTGCAATCATACCTGGCACGATGCACGATCGATGATCTCCGGACAGGATAAAATCGCGCAATTCTGCGAAGGCTACGATCCGAATTTTAAACCTCAAGAGAAAAAATCACCATTGGATACCGGCAAGGATTTCCCGGATCCGCCGCCCCGCGTCCCCCCTCCTGAAAGTGTCGACCCTGTAATTTTTTTTGACCGAAAAAAACTAAGATCTCAATTCCTGGCCAAATACCTTCAGGGACATCTATCGCCGATGCTCTGGGACGGATCCGAGTTTTACAGGTATAGAGACACCGGCGTTTGGAAAACGACACACACCGACCTGATCGGCAAGGTTGCAGAGCGCGCCCTGGACAAATACGCCACAAACAGCCTGATCGAAGCGACTATAAAACTGATGGGAAAGCGGATCATGATCGATCCGGAGCGGTTCAGGCACAATGCGGAATATTTGAATTTAAAAAACGGGATGCTGGAAATATCTACTGGCAAATTAAAACCCCATAAATCTGACTATCAAAGCCGGATCCAGCTGCCGGTGAAATACGATGAAGATGCAGAATGCCCCAGGTGGCATAAATTTTTAAACGAGGTTTTTTCTGACGACATTACAAAAGCCGCTGCCCTGCAGGCATATTACGGATATTGTTTACTTCCGGACTGCAGGTTCCAGCGGTGTTTGTTTATGATCGGATCCGGCGCCAACGGTAAATCCGTGGCTGCAGACATTTTGGTCAGCATCCTGGGAGAAGTCAACGTCTGTTCGTTGCCGCTGCAGTTGATGGGCCAGCGCTTCTTGATCGGCCAGCTTAAAGACAAATTGGTTAACGTGGCCACCGAGATCGCCACCAACCAGCCCATCGATACCGCAAATTTCAAAGATGCCGTGGCCGGCGGGCTTCTCATGGCCGATCAAAAGCACGGCCAGCCCTTTGCCTTTTATCCAATCGCAAAGCACATTTTTAATATGAACGAAGTGCCGAAGATCACCGATAAAAGCCACGGATTTCAGCGGCGCCCGATCGTTTTGACATTCAACCAGCGGTTCGAACCGCCGGACAACGATCCCATGCTGTTGGAGAAATTAAAAAAGGAAATGAACGGCATATTCATGTGGATGCTCGAAGGCCTCCAGGTGGTCCTGGAAACCGGATATCTGCATGTTCCTGAATCAGTGGAAGAGGACACTATGGCGTTTATCCAGAGCACCAACCCGATCCTGCAATTCATCGAGGAATGCTGCGCCCTGGGGCCGATCTACAAAGCCAATCCGCCCGATGCATTTGCAGAATATAAAAAATGGTGCGCCGACGGAGGAAACCGGCCTTTGGCCAGGAATCGTTTTTATTCACAAATTATGATTCATTGCCCGAGTGTTGTCAGGCGCCTCGATGGGCCGACCAGGAAGCGTATGTTCGTCGGAATAGGCTTAAAAGACGCATGGTCTTAGTTTAAAAATTAGATCCAGGAGCGAAGCGACTGGTTCCTTTTCGTGGAGACCCGGAGGGGCTCCATATATTTTTTTTGTCTTTTTCGCGCCCCTCCCTCTCTCCCTTTCTTCGAAAATTTATCGTTCAAAATGTGTATTATTGATACAGATGTGTCTCAAAAAGAGCAGTTTTTGATACATATGAGCAACAAAAGAGCAGTTTTTTAAGTAAAAGTGCTCAGATTATTTAATGTAATTACAGGGGTTTATCGCTGAATGAGCATCAAGAGCACTTTTTTCTACTTTATTTACTAGAAAAAAAAAGAAAAAGAAAAAAAAAGAGAATGTGAAAAGTAAAGTTCGAAAAAAGCGCTCTTATTGCTCTTTTTACTCAAAAGCCGCGCAGCAGTAAGGCCAGCGCTGAGCACTTTTGTAAAAAAAAGCGCTCATAAAGTGCTCACTTTGATGAAAAACTGCTCTTTTTAGTGAATAATACCGAATTATAGCGGGGAAAAGACGGATCGACGCGCCCGGCCGCCGGCTTTCGATTCGCATCGAAACAAGGACCTACCAACAAGTGAGCGGACAAATTTTTAAAAGGAAGGGGGAGGGGACGCGGCATGTTTGATAACTTAAAGTTTAAAACAATCAAATGGTGGGAGTATTTGGTATTAATATTTCTTCCAAGTCAGATTCATAGAGAAGCCGGGTATGTCTTTAAGTGTAAGATCTGGAGAGATCATATTTATTTTTGGAGCGTGGATTCCGATAGTTGACACGGTGATTATTGCGTGTTCTTGGAATATCTCTTTAAAGCTTTGATTATCGCGGGTTCAGGGTAATCAGGGATTGACAAAAACCGGGTTAGCAAGGGTTAGAGTGAGATATGGCCGGTTACGGCGAAATATCGATTTTATCATCATCGTCGTTTTTGGCGATTTTTCCGGATTCGGATCTTGGAAATGCTTCGATGATTGCAGCGGATCGTGTGTCTCACGAAGCGGACACGTCTGATAATAGCCTAATATGTAAACTTTTTTGCCTATTTCCCGGGTTGAAGTATGGCGATTATCGGTAATTAGAGCGGATTAAAAAGGTGTGAAAATGGATGATTTTGGAATATTGAAAGGTAGAAATAGTATTTGCACATTTCTGGAAATCAGTAAAGCCGTTTTTTATCAATTAGTGGACCAAGGCCTCCCGGTCAAAAAGGTTGGTAAATTCTGGTATGGCCACCAGGATGTTCTGAAAAATTGGTTTAGGGATTTCGTCAAACTGTCGGAATCCCGATCATCCGATCAGTCCGATCAGTGACCGGAGATGTCAGATGGACGAACCCCCCATGGGTCCCATTGGGACTCCCAATATATTGTAACTGACAGACGGATAGTTTTTTTGTTTTTCTGAATTTTAATTTTAAAATTTTTTATAAAATTTTTTTCAAAAAATCCATTAAAAAATACCCTGTCAAGGATTTTTTTTGTCCGTTTATGAACCGCTATTGTCTTTTTGTGGGTCGTTGTGTCCAGTTGTGTCCAGTTGTGTCCAGTTGTGTCCGCTTAAAAATTCCCTCCAAAAAGCCGTGATATATATTTATCTGAATAAAAGGATTTATATATGGCATCCCCGAATAAAATCGAACAGTACAACCTTCAAGACCTATGTTTGGAATTCAAAAGCCAAGGTTTAAATCAAGACGCCATCGCCAAAAAACTCTCAGTTGAACTTCAAGAGGGCCGCGGGATTGATGACAGTATCAGCCAGTCCGCAGTGCAGCGGTTTTTAAAAAAGATCAAGAATCAGAGAAGCGAGGAAGCCGCCGAGATCGTGAGGGGCTACACACAAACCACAGTTCCCAGAGATTTGGAAGTCATAGAAGAGGTTCAAAACTTTCTTTTAAGTATAAAGCGCAACCAAGAGGCGGATCCTGAAACCGGAGAAGTTAAAGATCTTAAAATTAATATTAGAGATAGAATATACGCGGCGGTCAGTCTAGCCAGGGTAACATTCGATAAGTTGAAAAACTTAGGCGCGCTGGATCCCCCCGAAACAGGTGAAACTGGAGATGACGGCAAGCCGAATATCGACGCATCCACTGTACCGGCCGGATCCAATATACGATCAATTTCTAATCGATTTGGAATCGGAGCCGGAAAAAAAACAGCGTGAAATCCTCCGTGAGGTCGTTAAAAATGATCTTTATTTTCTTACAAAATACATTCTGGGGTATTGGTGGATCTGTTGGGATCCCCATAAAGTATTTTGCGAAGAAATCGAGAAAGACATCAGTTTTTCGCTGTATTTGCTCCCCAGGGGACACTGTAAGACACAGATCTACAACACTGCAGATACCATCCGAAATTATCTTAAAAACCCTTCCGAACCCATCGGTATTTTTTGCGATCAATCCAAAAAGGCAAAATGGAAACTCAGGCCGATACGGTATCAATTTGAAAAGAATGCCGATCTTAAATGGCTTTTTCCGGAACTTCTCTTTCAAAAGCCGAAACGGCAATCCGACAAATGGACCGATGAAGAGCTTATTCTTAAAATTCATCAAGGGGGCCAGGAACCTTCCATCGGCGCGTATGGCATTGACAACATGCCGACCGGGCTGCACTTCCCGAGAATCAAATGCGACGACCTGGTTACACCCGAGACGGTCACGACCGCGGATCAGATCAATAAAACCCGGCATAATTACGGAACCGTGCGATCATCGATCCTTCAGCCGGACGGCAATATTCAAATATGCGGCACGATTTATGACGACGGTGATCTTCACAGGGAAATGGAGGACTCCGGAGAATACCGGGTCTATAAACGGGCGGCGGAATGGCATGAGACAGAAAATAGTATCAAACACCGCCGAACCCTCTGGCCGGTTCAATTCGGGCCAAGGGTTCTGGATAAAATCAAGCGGGACCCGGCCGTCGGGATTTATATCTATTCATGCCAGTACCTTCTGGATCCGGTACCGGAAGATGAAAACGCATTTTTTCAACTCAAATGGTTTGGCCGTTATACCAAACTTCCCCGGCGGCTTAATATGTTCGCAGCTGCGGATCTTGCCATATCTGAAAAGAAAACTTCCGCCGAGACTGCTATTGTCGTCGGCGGTGTAAATACATATTACGATCTTTTTATTATCGATGTCATTCACGGGCATTGGGGTTCTTTGGAAATTATTGAAGAGATGATCGAGGTTCAGCGGAAATATAAACCGGGCATATTTACAATTGAAGCTGAAAATATTCAACGAACGATCATGCCGTTTTTGAAGATCAAGATGCGAGAAACCGGATATTTTATCAATACGGATCCGCGGATGCCCAAGGGCGATAAAGTCGCAAAGGCCAGGCCGGCCCAGGGCCGGGCCAAAGAAGGCGCGGTTTTTTTGCCGAAAAAAGCACCGGATCAACCTGAATGGTTATCTCATGCAGAATTGCAGATCAGAAGATTTCCGAAAGGCAAGGATAAAGACATTATAGATTCGATCGCTCTTCTTTGTCATCAGCTGGCCGAACACTGGCGCCCGGCCACACCCGGAGAGATCGAAGAGCGGCAAAAAGATAAATATGTACCCTTAGACGCAACAGTGGGGATGTGAAAATGAAACTTATCGACATGAAGATCCCGAAAAAAACGAAAAAGCAGCTGAAGGATGAAATGTCTCCATCGATCAAAAGCGATGATCGGGAAGAATATCCCTGGGGACTGCGCCTTTCTTTTAATAAGAAAGAAATCGAGAAACTTCCGGCTCTGAAAACAGCGGTTGCCGGCGCAAAAATTAAAATCGCAGCTGTTGGTAAAATTATTGAGGTCCGGATAACCGATGCGGAAAAAGGCCGCGAACGGCACAATATTGAAATCCAGATCCAAAAGGTCGGATTTGAAGACCGGTCCAAAACCAAAGAGCAGATTTTTGAGGAGGCCATAAAATGACACCTGTTGTTCCAGTGGAGGCACTTCCGGCTGTATTGGCGCTCGATCCCATTGTGATCGCTTTCGTCAAAAACAACCTGGTAACCCTCGGTTTATTTCTTGGATTTTTAAAAGGGCTGGCAAAAATCACGCCGGGAACTACGGATGATAAGATTGTGACGCTTTTGACGAATCTTTTTCTGTCGATAAAGCCAGAGAAAATAAATAGAGGCGTAATCGATAAAAGATCCAACCCGGCCGAAGAAAGGACAACGTTATCGTTAGAACCAGATGTTTATCCCAACAAGGTTATTTTAAAAGGAGACACAAAAGATGAACCGGAAAAACTTTAGATTTTTGATTGCATTGCTTTTGATTTTTTTCGTGGCCGGCTGCGGACTTACCAGACAGGCCATAAAAGAAGATCCGTTCACGGCCAATATGTATGCCTACGATCAGGCGCTGAATTGGTACGTGGATGCGGCGGAAACGTATGACACTCATTACCAGGCCGCTGATGAGGCCATAAAGGCCAAATGGAAAGAAAACATCAATCCGGTGTTTAAGCAGATCAAAGGCGCCCTGGATGAGTGGAAAAAGACCCTGGATAAAGGCCAGGTCGGCGAAGATTACACTGAAACCATCAACAGGTTGAAAACATCGATCATCGCCTACGGCCTGACGTTTCTGAAATAATAAATTTTATCAACCAAGGGAGATCGTAAAAATGAAAGAAAAAACACTGGAACTTCTCAGACTCGGACTCATGCTTGGCGATTTCGGGTTTAGTAAGTTTGTCGAGATTTCAAAGATGATGGCATCGACCGGAACCACGATTCCTCAGCTTGAAGAGATCCGGGCGGATATCGAAAAGAAACAGCCCAGGGCGGATGCCGTCGAGAAGAAATTGGACGAATATTAATATTTGAAAGATTTCACCATCCACCATTGGTCAGCTGATCGATCCCATTTAAGGATACTGGAGAAGACCTATGCGAAAACATGAAAACTGTAAATCATGCCGGCATTGGGGTGATGTAAACGAACCGGTCTACGATGCGGATGAGCGGTCAAAGATTTTCAGAAAATGCAAAAATCCCGGTGTCATAAATTTTCAACAAAAACCAAGCCTGGACGGCGTGGGTGTAATTATTAAATCCGACCCGCCATTTCTTGGAATATCTCTCTATCCGGGACAGGCGAAGCAGCACCTGCTCGTTCACGCGAAATTTTGCTGCAGGATGTATGACAAGAAGCAAGTTTGAAAATAGAAATCGAAATCCCGGATCTCATCCCGGCTGAACGAATTCACGGCGCCGGCGCATCGGCGATACGGCTGCATAAAGGTAAAGGGGAAATATCATGGCAGGATCGGTAGTAACCCAGGAACGGGAAGAACGCGAGGGCATTGTGGAAATCACGCTGGACTGGACGGCGGACGATACGGATGGCGGCGTTCCGGAAACAATCATCAATTGGCCCATTGCCGGAATTCTGTCTTATGTGACCACCAATCCCGGCGCACCGGCACCCCAAGATCTGTATGACATTACCCTTAAAGATGAGGACGGTGTTGATGTTATGGGCGGCGCCCTGGACGACAGGAAAACAGCCACAAGTGAAGTCGCCTTTCCCAAAGAACCCGGCGCCACGGTGAATTTAAACGGCGTCGCCGTGTCCGGGATTTTAACCTTCGGACTAACCGGCAATAACGTGAACAGCGCTGTCGGTAGGGTAAGATTAACCATTTTAAGGTTGGTGTAACCATGAGTATTGACAATATAATCCGCCCGGCCGGTCGAAATCAGTTGCTGCATGATATGGCGGTAGAGCACCGGAAAATGATTCACGGCGCTTTTTACAATGCCATTAGAGAGATTACCGGCAAAGAACCGGATCAACTGGATATGGCCAAACACGCCGGGATCGAAACCTTCGATCATATGGGATATGCGGATTACATCTATAAAAAGCAAACCATTTTAAGGGTTTATGCTCCGGTATTTACGCATAAAAACCGTGAAACCCGCGTATTTCAAAAAGTTGAAGAGGTATGGAAGAAAAATGCCAGACACCGAAGAAACTAAACTTGCCAAATACATCGTTGACGATCTGTTTTCATGGTTCAAGGAAGAGCGGAACGGTCAACTGGAACCTACCTGGCGGCGCAATTACGATGCGTTCAGGGGCAGATACGATTCGGATGCGTTGAAGCGCTGGAAAGCGACCGAAGGCCGGGGTTGGCGCAGCAAGGTATTTGTTCGGTTGACCAAGCAAAAAGTGGTGACCGGATTTAACCAGGTGATGTCCGTCATGCTTCAAGAAGGCAAGATCCCCTGGGATATTCAACCGTCCCCGATCCCGACGAACAGGTCCATGGCTGCTTTAGATCCCAACACGGCCAAAGAGCGGTGTGATCGCATGCGGCTGCAGATCAAGGGGGATTTCATCCACGCAAAAGCGGATCGGGTTTTTATGAGTTCCGGGCTGGAAAATGCGCTGTATGGGTTGTCCTGGTTAAGGGGTCCGGTGCTCCGACCGTTTAACGGCATGTCGGTTCAGTTTGGTGTTCCGGGTCTGGATCAACTCTATTATTCACCGGAGATTTTGCAACGGTATGGCCGGCACATCATGACACCTCAAAAAACTTACCAGCCGGTGGTTGAAAATCCGGGTGTATGGAATGTGTTCTGGGATCTGGAAAATTCCGATCACAACCAGGGCCACGGGGTTATTATCCGGGATATGATGTCAAAAGGCCGGTTTTTGGATCTGGCCGAAACCAACGGGTATGATGCAAAGGCCATACAGCGGATTGCCGATCAGTTTACCGACAGAGACGACGCTTCGGATGAAGACGATGATTCCTTTGGCCCGGCGCATGAAAGGTTCAACAAGCGAAAGCGCGTTATCCCGGTTTATACCTTTTACGGCCGGGTCCCGAGAAAATATTTGATTGGATATGAAGGCAGGGCAAAGACGCAAATCCGCGGCTTATCTAAAAAGAAGGATCGTGAAGTCGAGATTTTTTGCGTAGTGGCCAAGGCCAAGCAGGCGGAGATTATCCGGCCGCCGGTGATCAATCAATTTCCATACAGACCCACGTATCTGGCGAAGTGGGAACATTTGCCGCTGGAAGCCGGCGGTGTCGGGATCCCGGAAAATATAGAAGACTCCCAGATGATCATCAACGGCCTGACCCGGTCCATGCTCGATAATAAAGCACTCTCTTCCAACTTGCTTTTGTACTGGAACCCCCGGCGACTGGCCCCAGGGCAGAACAAAACCCTGTATCCGGGAAAAACATTCGAAGTTGAAGAAGGCACCGAAGATGTTCGCCAGGCCATGCAGTTTTATGCTCCGCCGGACAATACCCGGGGGACCCCGGACATGATCAATCTGTTTCGAGAATTTGCCGACCACGAGTCGGGTATATCGAGAAACATGGAAGGCCAGGTTGATTCCAAAGACCGGCGCACGGCCTATGAAATGAGCAAAATGGCCGAGGCCGGTAATAAAATGATCGGCGGCACCATTCGCAACACCGATGAAGGGCATACCGAACCGGTGGTAACCGGCCATTATCATTATCACATGGTGACCAATCCGGATGAAATGATCAAGGGCGATTTTATGCCGGAAGCCAAAGGTTACCAGACATTTATAGACCGGGCAAGACGATCTCAGGATGTCCTGTCGTTACTCCAGGTTGCATTAAGCTCGGAGTTTACCGCACAGTTTACCAAAGTATTGCCGTTTTTGCGGGAGTTGGCCAGAACCAGGGATCTGGATCCGGACGCCTACTTTCCGACAGACAAGGAATTGACCGAAGAAGCTGAAGGCATTGCCAAGCTTCTCCCACAACCCTTTATGCAAGGACCGCCCGGAGCGGCGATTAATGAAAGAACGATCTGAAAACATAAAGACCGGCCCGGCCATCGATGAAAATGAGGCCCAAAGCCTGGCAGCGCTCATGCGGGACCCAAACTGGCCGGTATTTGATCGATATCTGACCCGGATCCGGGATGCAGCATTTAAAAAACACATGCGGTTAGACCAGGGCCTTGAAAGCAGCGGATATTTCAAGGGCGTGTGGAACCTGGCCAATGATTTAATTGAATTGCCTAAAGAAATAGGCAAACAAATATTTGCCAAAGACACCCAAGATGAAGAACAAGGAGAAGACTTATGAAGAAGAGACGATTTAAAACCATAGAAAAAAGTGATAAAAATAATCAGCGGGAATATGAGCCTCCAAAAATTGTGAGAAAAAATAAAATGACTTTCCCGATCGATATTATCGAATCCACAGGGAAAGGCCAGGTTTGCAAACAATGCTCATCCTGCCATAACTGTAAATAAAAAAAATGGCCCTCGTTTAAGCGGATTACCGGAAACGGCCTGTTTGAGCCTGGATTACCAAAGGAGACTATTCATAATGAGTAAAGAAGCTGGACATGCCGCTAATAAAGGCGGCGGAACAACTGAAGCCGAAGACGCCGAAGAATTTACCGAAGAAGACGCTGAAGCGGCTTTTGCCGAAGGTCTTGGAGAAACGGCCCCTGAAACACCGGAAGGGATTACCGGAAAAGAAACGGCCCCTGAAGGTTCAGAGATTACCGACGATGCAAGCCACCCGGGTGCGGCAGGGACAGAAACGCCCGGTGACGAAACTAAGGATGGTGATGAACTCTCTAAAAAGCCCAGTTATGAAGATCTTGAAAAACAACTCAGGAACACCCAAACCTGGGCGCATGGCTTGACATCGACCGTTGCAGAATTGAAAAAGAAGGTTGACGCAACGGATCCGCCAGGGACCAAAACCGGGGGACTGGATCAATCCGACGACGATATGCCCGAAGAAATCAAATCATATCTTGAAGATTATCCGGAGGCCAAGAAAGCTTTTGAGCATTTGGCAAAAAAGATGATGGGCGGCCTGAATCCCGAAGAAATTCAAAAAGTGGTTACCGGGATGCAAGAACAGCTTGGCCAGGCCAATTTTGAAAAAGCAGTGGTAACCGGATTTATGGCAGACGGCGGCCAGTGGAAGGACGGCCAGCCGGATGCCTACAAAATCATGGCCACGAAGGATTATCAAGATTGGTTTACGGCCGAACTTGTGCGGGATCCTACCCTAAACAATATATCGGATCCGGGCGCGGCCATCGATGTCCTTACCCGGTATAAGACCAAAAAGGCCGGCACTGCAGCAGCGACGCACGATGCCGATCTGGGCGGCGATATCGCCAAGGATGTCAAAGATATCGCGGCCGGCGGGATCAAGCCCGGCGCTTCGACCGGTCCGGAAGCCAGAGCAAAAAAAGATGAGGACAAATCACCAGAGGAAATATTTGACGAACATGCGACGTAATTCCGCCAAAAAAACCGGCGGATAAAAAGGAGTTTTTATCATGTCCGAATATACGCATTATGGTGATATTTCTCCACGTACCAATTTCGCGGCCTGGGGCAAGCTGCTCAAGCGGACGGTTCCGGGAATTGTAACGGAACGGACCGCCCAGACAAAACCCATGCCCAAAGGCAAGGGCCGGGTGATGATCTTCCGCCGGTACCTGGTACTTGCAAGGGCCACCGGTCCATTGCAGGAAGGCGTAACTCCCCCAGGCACCAAACCGCAGTACGTGGATGTGCAATGTACGTTAGAACAATACGGCGACTGGATCGGTCTTACCGATGTTATCCAGGATACCCACGAAGATCCGGTTCTGGCAGAATTTAAAGGTTTGCAATCCCGGCAAATGCGGGAGACCCGTGAAGATCTCAATATCGGGATTCTCAAGGGCGGAACCAGCGTTTTGTATGCGAACGGCGCTGCCCGAACCGATGTCAACACCTTTTTTGATAAGGGTGATCTGAAAAAAGTAATCAGAAGCCTCCGGGGATCGGATGCCGAATATTACATGGAAATTTTGGCCGGATCACCAAAATACGCCACAGAACCCATTGGTGCGTCATTTGTCGGATTCGGCCATACCGATATCGAAGCCGATCTGACCGGGATTGCCGGATGTACCAAGGTTCAGAACTATCCGGATCCATCCAAGGCCATGCCGTATGAAGTCTGCGCCGCAGAGAACATCCGGTTTCTGTTGACCACCATGTTCTCACCCTGGGCGGATGCCGGCGGTGCCAAGGGGGCCATGCTGTCAACGACCGGCGTAAACGCCGATGTCTATCCGGTGATCGTGGTTGCTCCGGATGCCTGGTGTACGGTGCCGCTTCGCGGTGTGAATTCCGGCAACATCGCCGTTGTCAACCCAAAACCCAGGGGCGGCGATCCATTGGGCCAGCGCGGCACCCTGGGCTGGAAATTCTGGCACGCGGGCTGCATCCTGTCCGATGAACTGATGGAAAGAATCGAGTGCGCGGTGACGGAAAATCCGACATAGGGTGTAAGTAGCGTCAAGGGGTTCAGGGCTTAAAGCTCTGAACCCATAACCCAATAAATAAACAAGAAGGAGTATTGACATGGAATTAAGTGGTGTAGTGCATGGAACCTGTGACGGTACCGGCGCGGTGATCAATGTGTGCCTGGGGTTTATTCCCAGGCATGTCAAGGTCATCAATCCCGAAGATGTCGGCGCACTTTATCCCGAAGCTGAATGGTGGAAGGGTATGAAAGTCATTGCCGCACTGGATGAAGGTATTAAGGAAAGCGGAATAGCGGCACCGACTCGGGCTTTACTGGCAGCCGACGGGATCAGCGAATATCCCGGCGGCGATGAAATCGTCTTTGACAGTGCATCCGGCAATTGGGTCGATAATTTAACGGATCTCAATTCCAAGGAAGAGATCTATGTTAACGGCCATTATGAACGGGCCGCCGCTACGGCGGCCTTGTATCAATGTTATGGCGATGCGGTCGATCCCGATCCAAGGCACGGTATGAAGCTGAAGACGACGCCGGGATTTAAGATCGGCGCCGACGCAGATCTGAATGTCAGCGGCGAACAGCTGCTCTGGATCGCTACGCGGTAAATCAAACCTGGGATCCCGGCCCAAGTCCCCGGGATCCCCTATGAATTCAACCGGAGAAGAATTATGACAGAAAATACCCAAGAAAAACCGAATGACCGGCCAAAAAACGCGCCCAAGGAATTTGCATTGATTAAATTTCCAGGGAAAACCCGAAAGCAGGATCCTGACATTATCTACGTTCGGGTGAACGGAAATCCTGTCAGGATGAAGCGAATTGAATTTATCCCGGTCAAGCTGGAAGTGGTTCATGCCCTGCGAAACGCGACTGAACCCGTTGTGGAGTCTGAGGATTCCGCCGGCGGCGACGTGGATATGGTTCGCCGGCGGAAAGTGGTGTCTCACGCGCCGCGGTTTCCGTTTGAGTTGGTGGGGTGGATAACCGCTAAAGATTTCAATAAGCTTCGAAAAATCGCGCTTAAACGCAGCATCACCGATCAGGAAGCCGATAAGGCGATATATGGCTAGTCCCTATGCCAGAACCGTATTGCAAATTTTAGACGATACCCTTCGGCTTTGCAATGATTTCCGGGCGTCCGGATCAGACGGCAAAAAATGGTCCTGGGAAGAAGCTGAAACCGCTTTAAAAGATACGGTTTTGGATATGGTTCGACGAACGGGAGTATTAAAGGCTGTTCGGATTCTTCCCTTGAAGGAAGATGTGGCCATTTATGATCTGTTCGGTGATTGCATCCGGATATTAAGGGTCGGGATCCACGGCCTATCCGGCACGGTGGTCTTGCCGCGGTCCATGGCTGAATATGATCGATCAGGCCGCGGCATGGTAGAGGAAGGTTTTCCGCGAGAATTCTTTAAGGATAATATCGATTTCGGTAAGATCGGATTTTACCCGACGCCGAGCGCGGCAGGATCGAGCTTTACCCGTGATAGCGATTACGGTCTTTTACGGCGGGTTGTGGATGAAGACGGCAATGTTTTGCCTTACGATGACAACCTGGCTTTACGGCGAATATCCGGGGTGCCGTTTACCCGGTCCGGCGACGGCCAAATTATCCGGGAGATTATTTCACCGTATGGGAACATCATGCTTTCGTTCGTGAGAGCGCCGGAGTTTCCGGACAACCCGAATCAGTATATCGACAGTGAAATACCGGAGTATATTCACAAGGATTTAAAATACGGTGTTGCCGACCGGCTGTTGACCGGATCCCGGCTTAGAGTCCATCAAGTCAAAAAAAAGAAGTTCGGTCCGAAATGGTACGGGGCCGTCAAGGATCTTCAGTATAACGCCGAGCATAAAGGGCCGCTGGATGATGCGGGGATCCCCGGCGGCGGCGTGACCGGTCCAATGAGCGGCGAACTGTTTGATTATCCATCTGAGTAAAATCAATTATTATGAAGAAAAAATACATTAAACCAAAATATGAATTGGTTAAAAACATGACATTCATGTTTGATGCTATTAAGAAAAAAAGAGGGAAATATGGTTGCCGACAATGTTCAACCTGCCATGGTTGCAGATAAATACGAGTACAGTGAAGCTGATGATTTATACGATCAGGATTTATTAACGGGGGATATGTGTGAATTTTGTGGTAGTGAGATATATAGTACTCCTGCCTGCACCTTTCACTGTACTAATGATAATTGTGAGTCACATCATATTCGAATAGATGTATAGGGTTTTTTTAAATGCTTCTGTCAGAATATAGAAAAGATCGTAATGCGCTTTCCAGAAAGGCGCTTCTATTGGCCGGGGATCCCCTGGGCGAACGATGGAGTTTAACCCGAGCGGCACAGGCATTGAATGACGTTGTTCTTGATTTCTGTCTAAAGACGCGGATGATCAAAGAGGAAATCAATGTTCAGCTGAAAAAGAGTGTTCACGAGTACGATATCAAAACCCTGGTTGAAGAAGACGGCACGTTGCGCTTTTACGGATATCCGACCAGGTTGGGATTCAACGGGAACAACAATCCCGCAATGTGGCCGACGGCATTGCTGGCCATCGATCTTCTTGGATGTCCTCAAACATCCGGGACCAATACGCATCAGTGGCACCTGGATAGCGTCAGTCCGGGGAAGGTGATTCTGTTCGGTCCGCCGGCGGAAGACGGCGAGGCATTGCCTTCGGAAGAAAACAACATGCAAGTGACCTATATCGCACTTCCGGCCTACATGAGCGCCGGAGATGCTTTCCCGGATACCAAGATCCCGGTGATTTCCTACGAGGCGTTTCCATACGGAACGGCGTCCAGGCTTTTGGATGAAGGGGATGAACAAGACTTGCTGAAATCCCTTGAAATGGATTTCATGTACCGGAAATGGACACTGGAAGCAATTGCCGATGAATATCGAAATTTAACCGCATATGACGATGTGAGGCCGGTTTGACAGAGATAGAAGGTGAAAAGGTAAGGACATGATTATCATTATGCCCGACGGCGTGGATATAGAATTGGATAATTTTGGTGAACATGAATTTGTCTGTCCATGCTGCGGTGAAAATAAAATGCAAAGCTTGTTTTTGTGGAAATTGCAACAGGCCCGATCAGAAGCAAGAATACGATTTGATATCGAATCCGGGTATCGATGCAAAAAACACAATAAAGAGGTCGGCGGGAAAAAGGCTTCGGATCATTTGTTCGGAGAAGGCGTAGATATTTTAACCCGAAACTCTTCTTGCCGATGGAAAATCATCGAGGCGGCTATCGGAGTAGGCATTAAACGGATCGGTATCGGTGAAACCTTCACCCACCTGGGCACCCGGCGACAAAATCCCCAGCTGGTAATGTGGACCTATCCACGAAAATACACGGCGCTGAGTCAGAAATGAGCAGACCCATTATCATATCCAGCCACCAGGGCATTGCCCCGCGGTATGATCCTGCATTAAAAAAGGGATTTGCCCGGACCGCGGAGAACTGCGATCTTTCATCCGGAAAGATCAAACCCCTGGCCGATGCCGTTCTTCAGAAAGCGGATACGAATTTATACAACTCTCTTTTTTTTTATAACGGCGCCTGGCAAACCGGAAACAACAAACATTATCTGAATTGGAAGATCGGGAATTTTGATCTGTTGATTTACCTGTCCGGCGGAGTACCGTACAAGAAAGTCAACGGGACTGCAGCACCCTTGGGCCAAACCCGCCTTGGAGCGCCAACGCTTGAAAGTCAAACCGCAAGAACAACATTGGATATCACTGCAGATCCATATGGTTGGACACGATCTAAAACCATGCCCATTGAATACTTATGTGTAACGTATGCAAGTATTAGGAACTCCAGTTATAAATGGACGTCATCTCCAGCAACACCAAATGAGTATTACTGCGAAGCCGCCGGCGGCGGAGATCCAGGACTAACGCCGCCGGATGCTTTAACAATGGATTTAATGGTTGCGACCAAAGGAACCCTGGGAACCCTGGCCGTCGGTGAATGGAATTGGGGGGATAATGATACGTTGGGATATAATACCGTATATGTAAGGCTTGTTGGCGATGCGGATCCGGATACGAAAGACAACGATTTTATATTTGAGCTTTGGGATCCTACTCTATCTTATCCGGACAGACTTGAGTTGGGTTCTGATGCCGATGCTAATGAAGGCACGACCGGCAGCCTTTTGGTGGGTGAATGGGATTATGGCGACAATGATTCATTGGGATTTAATACCATTTACGTTCGTTTGATCGATGATAAGGATCCGGATGGAAAAGTCGATGGATATATCAAGCATCACACAGAAACCAATCCCGGAAATTTGAACGATACCTATACATACGTTCTCACAACCACTCGCAATGTTAATGGATATAAAGATGAGTCCGGGCCTTCTGCAGTGTCAAGTGAAATAATTGCCGAATATGAATTTATTCGGATTACCCGGCCGGCCATATCAGATTCTAATGTCACGTATTGGAATATTTATCGTATCAGCAATTCAAGCGGAGCCTATCAATTTGTTGCCCAGGTGGCCGCCGGTACGTCCACGTATGACGATAACAATGCCGATGCGGATCTTGGCGCCTCTCCCACGACCTGGTACACATCCGACCAGGGCAATTCCATTGGTTTCGATAAGCCAAAAGTCACTTTCGACGGCCTGATTACGGAACCTTTTACCGGTATGATATTTGCCTGGAAAGGATCAACGCTGTATTGGTCTGAACCCGGCTATCCGGATGCATGGCCCTCTTTCTACAATATGAATATGCCGTCGGATATCAAACGGGTAATTCCCTTTGCCGGCACGGTGTCAGTTTTGACGGAAACAGGACCGCTCCGGGTAGACGGCACACATCCCGAATTGCTTCAGCCGTCCAAAGTTCTGGGCGAAGAACCGTGTATCGGTACCGCGGCATGTAAAACATCCAAAGGCGTGGCATACCTGTCTGATTCCGGGACCGTGCTTTTCAACCTGGCGGAAACCATTGTCGTTTCAGACGATCGATTTACCGAGGATTGGTTCAAAAACAACGTGAGCAGCGCCGGTGCGTTCATGATCGAAAACGACGGTGTTTTATATCTGTTTCATTCCGCCGGCGTCCTAGTGGTGGATACCCGACCGAAAACAGCCATTTGGTTTACCCTGGACATTATCGCATATGCCGCACATGTCCGGCCGGATACCGGCGATCTGTATTATATCGATTCCGCGGGCGTGCAAAAACTTTTCGGCGGATCCGGATCTTTAACCTGGACCTGGCAGAGCGGGGATATCGTCGGAGCGCATCCGGGGGATAAACCGTTTCAGGGGATCGAGGTCCGCGGATCCGGAACCATTACCGCGACACTTTATGCGGATGGTCTTCAGCAAGCCACAAAAGCCCTGTCTTTTACCATGGAGCGAAATCGAACGCTCAATTTTTCGGCTGAAATCAATGCCAGGGCCGCACAATATAAATTGACCGGTACCGGCCAGGTGGATGAAGTTGTTATAAGGTATTCGCCATGAGCAACCCGAAATCAAATTCAGCGCCAACCAATACCCGCCGGCGCCAATATAGAATCGGCCAGGTTTCCATCTCGGAAATTAATCGAGTGTTGCAGGATATCGGCCTAAGACTCGATCAGGTTGACGCCATCGGCCAGGATCCGGATATCAAAGGGCGCATTCTGCGCAATATCAGCCCAAAATCTTTGGCCAAACATGCCGTCGTTCACCAGGATGGCGGCGCTGATGAAATATCAATTGCCGCTTTAAGCGGAGAGGCAGCAGACGAACAAAAATCAGCCTGGACAAAGGTTTCGGGCAAGCCTTTGACTTTCGATCCAACACCACACCACGCAAGCCATGAACCGGGGGGAGCTGATGAAATAACCTTTCCTACAGATCACGCCGCCGACCATGAAAACGGCGGCGTTGATGAAATATCAATAACCGGTCTGTCAGGAGAGGCAGCAGACGAACAAAAATCAGCCTGGACAAAGGTTTCGGGCAAACCCATCACCTTGACAGAATCAACAGCGGTTTTAGCCGATAATAAATTAACCCGGGGTGATGGGGGATCCAGGAACATCCAGGAATCAACGATCTCGGTATCTGACAATGGAGAAATGCTCAATCCAAGTCAACCGGCATTTCGCGCTTATCTGAACACTACCCAAGTCGATGTAACCGGAGATGGAACTAATTTTTCAATAACGGGCGCGATATGGACGGAAATTTACGACCAAGGAAATAATTTCAGTAATGGTGCTTTTACTGCGCCTGTTGACGGTAAATACCTATTTACTGCCACCCTTGATACTGGTGGATATTTGGCAGCTAATAATTATTTGGTTTTATTTTTTATCCTGTCAAACGGAAATTATGTCGCAACGGTATTAAATCCTTATGCTTGTAGTTATGGCGGCTATTTAACTTTTTCAGCAAGCATAGAGGTTAAAATGGATGCAAACGATACGTGCAATATTCTTTTGGCAGTATTAAATGGTACTAAGTGCATCGATATTGCTGCAAACACTACATATATCCAAGGACATTTGATTTGTTAGAAAGGAATTTTAAATGGATATAATAGTAACGCTTACAGACAAAGAATTTGAAGTTTTGGAATCTTGGCTCGGTGTTGGGGCAGTTCAACCCTGGATTCAACGCGCTCTTGATAATAAGATAAGGCTGAGAGTTGACGCTTCTATCTTAAAGCACACCAATCTGAATCCTCAAAAAATGACAAAGGATGATAAACTTACTAAGTTATCAAAAATAGAATTACCTACAAGAGAAATGCGTGACGGGAAAAACAGATGAAATCGCAGGAATAAAAAAACCACCCTGGTTACAGAGATCAACGCAGTCAAGACCGTCGTGAATACCATATTGACAAACATGGAAGGTGCGGAAATCAATGCCACAGCATAAAACAGAATTAATGAACCAGAAGGTGTTAGAAGAAAAATTGATGTTTTTTTTAAAAGAAAACATCGCGGCCGTTCATTTTTGCATAAACCTGACCTATATCGCCCATGTCTGGGATGATCTGTATGATCAGGACAGAGTCCGGACCGGAAAAGACATCAGCGATGCCTTCAGGGTTGCCCTGGTGGATATTGCCTTGAATCCGTTTTATCTGGAACACTTGACCGATTTCCGGCCGCTGATGATGAACGCCATATTGCAATGGCAGGATGCCAACCACCTGGAAAAAACCGGGACGGATCATGACATGCACATGGCCTATATGCTCCGGGCGTCTTTTTTGCAGATATTCAACTATTGCGCCTACTTGGTGGGCGGTCCGGAATGGGCGGCTCATGTGGGTCCCGATATGCGGCGGCTTTATGAGGAACCCTTGAACGAATATATGAAGGAGATGAAACATGCCTAGTCCGATAATAGCTCTGGGCGGCGCCGGTTTGGCATTGGGGGCTTTTGGCGCCCACAAGCAAGGCCAGGCGGCAGACCGGGCCGCGGATGCTGCAAGGGAAACATCCCAATGGCAGAGGGATCTGGCCGTTCAGCAATGGGAACGGTATATGACAACCTTTGCGCCCCTTGAAGACATGCTTGTAGCGGACGCTTCCAAACCGGTTGAAGAACAGCCCGGATTTGGCCGGATGATGGGAACCATCGATCGGGGGTATTCGGATTTAGGGGCCAATGTCCGGCGCACCATGGGCGGACGGTATCCATCCGGATCCGGTTTGGACGTTTTGAATCAGCAGGATATCGAACTGGAGCGCACCCGAACCAAAACCGGCGCTGTCGGTGCTGCCAGAGAAGCCCGGTTTGACCGGATGCTTCGGGCCGCCGGTCTGGGCCGGGGCATACCGACCACCGTAATGAACACCGCGGGAAACGTCGGAGCACAGCAAAATTATATGGCCAACATGCAGGGCAATGCCGCACAAAACGCCTGGGGATCCGTGGGAAATACCGCCGGCAATCTTATGCAGATGTATCTGATGTCAAGAGGCGGAGGAACACCGATGTTAACGCCGAACA